GTCAGCCGCTCGACCTCGGCCTTGAGGCGGGCGTTCTCGGCAATAGTATCATCGAACAATGCTCGGTTGAACTGTGCGTGTAGTTCACTCACATCGACACGGAGGCTTGCCAGACGATACCGCTCGGCTTCGGCCTTGAGTTCGGCGTAGTCCTCCCACGCTACCCATCGACCTTCAAATGCTTCGACCATACTTGCCGAATAATCGAATTCGATTTCACCGCAAGGGTCGCCATTGGAGATGTTGACCATCTCCTCGTTGTATCGCTTCGGTTCGCTCACGACTGCACCCCCTTGGCCTTTCGTAGAAGTTCAGCAAACTCCCAAGCCCGAAGGTCTTGTCTTTCGTGGCGTTCATCAAGGTCGATGATAGTCAAATCAATGGCCTTGGTCAGCCGCTCGACCTCGGCCTTGAGGCGGGCGTTCTCCCTCTCCAAGTCTATGTTTGGAATAATCGTGCGAGTGCAAAACGAACGCAACCGGGCGTTCTCGGATTCCAGCAGGTTCGCCCGGACAAGGTGCGGGCAGGTGTCGTCTTCGTGGTTGCTCATGGGCGTAATCCTTTCGGTGGAGTCCAGACAGTCAGGTCGGATTGCCAGAGCCATCGGTCGCCGATGCGGTGGATTATCCATGCCTTCCAGTCGCGGCCAGAATACCATCCGGCGATGAATCCGTTGTTCCACCGGGCCGTACCGAGGTAGTTCGCCGCGTACTCCATGTCGTCGATGCGGCACAGGCAAGGCGACATGTAGGCCGCGCCTCCGCCATGCTTTGGCAAGTTAACCTGGTGACCTGTGTGGCCGTGGCCGCACATGAACAGGCCTCCTTCCTCCGCGTAGTGCATTCCCAGCTTCGTCAGGTTGGAGCCGATGCCATGATGGGCGGAGATAGGCCCGACACGGAGTAGGCCGCGCTTTCCATGGTAGGGCAGGATGCGCTTGACCCCGGCCTTGCGGGCTTCGCGGTCAATCTTGGCTTCCAAGTCGGCGCAGTAATCGCGCACGACGGCGGAAGGATGGGAACGCGCCATCGCCGACAGTCTGTATTCGTGATTCCCTTTCAGGTAATAGGTCGGCCGGAACTTTCGCAGGAACTCGATGCCGGACTCGACATCTTCTTTCAGGCTTTCAGCGCCCTCGGTGTCGTTCATCGCGCCTTTCCGAAGCGAGCGCATGTCGAAGTGGTCACCTCCGCCGATGCGGATGTCCGGCTTGAAGTCTTTGCAGTACGCGTAGAGCGCCGCCAGGCTTTCAGGGCAAGCCATGTCACCATGCGTGTCAGAGGCGAAGACGAACTTGATGGGCTTTTCTTTCATGTTCAATTTCTGCATCGAACCGGGTCTGTCGGTTCGGGCGCAAATAGGTTGTAGGTTTTCTGCGGGCCAGGGGGCGGAGGGTACGCAGAGCGCTTGGGGAAAGGAACGCCGAAGGACGCAAGCTTCTCGTCCGTGAAGCCCATCATGTCAGCCGTGTCGCGGAAACCCATGCCGAGCCGGAAGGCTTCGCGCACAAGGACGGACTCGTCGTATGATTGGACTTTGTCCTTCTTGTGAAACTCGCATGCCATGAGGAACTTTGCGCGGGCCGGGCTGATGCCGAGAATCTCGCATCGCTCCTCGAAAGACAGAGGTAGCTTTCCATTGTTGTCGCAGACCATGTCATCGTCACAGGCCAAGCTTGCGGGCCAGGTCTTTGCCTTCGTTTAGGATTCGCTGTCGGGAGTCCGGCAGGAATGTGAATTCGTGATGGAACTGCAAGTTGCGGATTAGCTGTCCGATTGATTTGCCCTCCTCTTCGTTGGCGGCTTCTACTCCTGTAGTTCTAACCATGACCCAGTGAACAGACCAATCGTCAAGCTCGCCTATGGTGTTGCTAACGACCATTGCCTCATTGAAATATCGCCAGTCAGAACAGACGATTGTCGTGCCGAGTCCGATGCTATTGTTGCACCGGGCGATGAGCTGGCATTGGCGCGTAAACGCCAAGGCGAAGACATCTTCTTCAAGCGACCTGGCGAACGTCCCGGCGGAGACGAGGAAGTCGCGATGGCGAACCTTGAATGATTCGTTTCGGAAAGTATTGGTCGCACCCGAACCGCCGATGCCGAGCGACTGCATGTAGGAGTCGCAAGCTTGCTTGAGGACGTCGGCGAAGTTCAGGTGAGCGACCGGGCCGCTCGCCGCGAGGGAGATGCCCTCCGCGAGGGAGTCCTTCCCGGCGCGAGCGTATCCTGTGATGAGGATTACATTGTTCATGCCGGAAAGGACGCGCCAGGTTTAGAACGGAACGTCCTGGTCGGCCGAGGAAGAGAACGACTCCGGGATGTCAGACGCGGAGGTCGGCGCGGAGTGAGGCGTAATCTTCTTGAGCTTGTAGTTGTACTGCATCTTGCCGTTCCACTCCTTGTCAGGGGTGACCTCCAGTTCGATGGTAGCCTTCTTGCCGAAGGCCGGGGAGACATAGCGGATGAGGTTCTCGACCGTGATGGAGGTCGGCGCTTCCGGGGTGAAAGTCCCGGTCATCTTGCCGACGAGCATCGCCAGGCCTTTGCCGAACTCGACGGAGTAGTTCTTGGTCATGCAGTTGCCGTCGCCGTCCACGAAGAAGAGGCGGCATGAGGCGTAGCCCTTCTTGTTGACCTTGAAGCGCTCCTGCATCTTGTCGTCCTTCGGCTTCGTCAGCTTCAGGAGGTAGGTGCCGGACTTCTCGATGTTCTTGAGGGGCGGGAGTTCGTTGTTGGGAGGGTTCATTATGGTATCTGGTTGGTGGGAGATTGGGATGGTGAATGGGCCGAAGGTTGCCATCAAGCGAATTTGATGGGTTCGGCGCTGGAGGCCTTCGCGCCCAGGTCGATGACCTTGACATCAGAGCCGTAGCCGGGCCATTCGTCAAGAGCGACGCAGGACTTGTAGGTGGTGACTGCCTTTTCAAAGTCAAAGGAAGCTTGCGTCATCAGCTCCGGGCCGAGTTCGTAGACGGCGGAATCGAAAGGAGCTTCCTTCTCGATGGCGATGAAACGGAATCCCTTGACCCTGGTGTTGAACGCGGCCTCGTAGCAGGTGCGGTAGATGTGCGCTTGGAGGTTGTAGCGGTAGTTGCGAACGGACTGGAGGAAGCCGCGAGGGGACGCGTCCTCCGTCGTCTTGATGTCGTAGAGGTAGCCGTCGTCGCCGAGCGCGTCGATGGCGCACTTGAGCTTCGCGCCGCAGTAATCCACGCTGAACATGAACTCCGTCTTGGTGAACTTCACTCCCAAGGACTTGAGCGCCTGGTCAGCCGCGGCGGAAATCCAGAAGCCGTACTCCCACTCCTCGGCGGTCATGAGCGTCTTCCCGGCGGAGGTAGCCACGAAAGCTTCATACGCGGCCTTGCCCTCCTTGGTTCGGCGGTCAATGCCCTCCGGGATGGCGGCGAACTTTTCCTCAACCGGAGTGGACTCCAGAACGAGGTGATGGACGAACGAACCGAAGCGGAGCGCCTTCGTCTCTTCGCGGTCAGCCGTGAGGTACGCCTTGTAGTGGCGAGGGGACTTGAGCAGTTCCTTCGACCCGGAGTAGTTCAGGGCGATGGTCGCGTTGTATTCTTGTCGGGTGTTGATGATGTCGGGCATGGTTGTTTGTGTTTGGTTTGGTGGGGGAAATTAAATGCTCTCGTCGCCGGGAACATCTTCAATGCTGGAAGAGATGGAGTGACAGGATTCAATTGCCTTGTCGATTGCTTTCTCGCATTGAGCCAGGGTGTTCTTCATCACGAAGATGGAAATGTGGACGCGCTTGAGTCTGTCGTACAGAGGCTTCAATTCGTAGAGGTCTTTCAGGGGAGTGTTCTTGGCCCGGAGGTGTTCCCTCTCCGCGGCCTTGATGTCTCCGAGGAGGTGTCGCGCGTCGTCGCCGACAATCTCCGTGTCGCAGTAGTATTCAAGGCTGGACAGCTCATCGCTGATAATGGCGAGCTGACGCTGGATGTGGTCTTTGTTTGGCATGGTTGTTTTAGAATCGGACTTCTTGGATGGAGGGGTTTTCTTTTGACCGGGCGAAGAATCGAACGGACACCGGGGAGCGGAGGGAAGCTAGGTTGTCCCGCTTCCAGACCGCAAGCTTGTGAACGAACTCATCCAAGCGCCAGGCTTTGACTTCGCAGTAGGGGTAGTTGTCCAAGTGGATAAAGAGAGCGTAGTATTCCGGCGTAGAGACGGATAGCTTGAAGATGCTCAAAGGAGTAGGCTTTGGTTTGGTCAGGACTCTCATACTGCGTTGGGATTGATTCGGTAGAACTCTTGGCCGCGCTTGGCCCAGAACTCGACATGGCGACCGGAGACGCGAACCTCCCGGCGCTTCCACTTCCAAAGCTCCTCGGTGAAGGAATCTTTGTCCCAGACCACGAACTCCGGGTTCTCTACCCGGCCATCGATGATGAGGAACAAGGCATGGCTCTCGCGAGGCATCTTGGAAGCCATGTGGGACATGGCCGTCGGTGGATTGGCGCGTCGGTCAGGCATCCTTCTTAAAGAGCTTGGCGAGGACTTCGTTGGCCCGGTCCAGGTCGGCCCGCGTCGCCTCCAATTCCTTTGCCATTTCAATCCTCATCTGGACACCATCGCGGCGGAGGATTTCGTTCTCCTCCATGACGCGTAGCCATTTGGACTCAAAGTCCCGGGCCTCAATCTGGAAGTACCGGGTCGTTCCATTGAGGCGCTCCACTTGCATCTGGGAGTGGTGAAGCTGGAGGCGGAGGCTCGTCACCTCGCGCCGGAGTTCGTTTTCTTCTTCGCGGCTCATTTGGAAATAGCCTTGAGGAACGCGGCCTGGTTTTCAGCGATGACCATCTGGTGCTGATTACCTAGGCTGTCGATGGAAGCTTCGGCCGGAAGCCATCCCTTGGCGACAAGGTACTCTTTCGCCTTGGGGAGCTTGTCCGCCGGGATGAAGTGATGCCAAGCACCGTCCTTGGAGCGCTGGAGTAATCCGTGAGGGTCAGGGAGGCGGGAGGCCTGGTTAGAAGCCTTTGCGCCATCATCATCGACATCGGTGGAGATGCCGCACGCGGTCTGGAGCGACTGTCGGCGGAGGTAGGTGATGGCGCTTCCCAGCTTCTGGGCATCGCCCGGAGCGAGGAAGGCGAGCGTACCACAGTCAACGACAGCGCCGGAGGCGTGGATGAATGTCGTGGTGACGCGAACCTGGCCCTCCGCGGAGGACAGGGTCTGGTGGACGGCGATGTCGTGCTTCGCGGCCTCCGCCTTCACCGTGTCCAAGATTTCAGAGAGCGAGGCATACTTGCTCTTGAAGGCCGGGTTCACTTTGTCGGCGATGACGTTGCTGACGCTGTTGAGGAACGCGACAAGGTTCTGCGCGTCGGTGGTCTGTTTCTTTTCGTTGGGCATGTTTGTGTGGGGGAAATCAGTTGATGGCGCGGCGGAGGCCCGCGTCAAGGATTAAGAGCGCGTCCGCCGTGGCGAGCGTGACATGGTTGTCGGGGTAAAGCTCCGCGGCTCGCGCCTTGAGCTTGTTCTTCCATTCGGTCGTGGACAGCTCACCCTTCGTTCCGACCGGATGCGCCTTCTGCCAGATGGGAGGCCGCACCGGGTGAATCTTGAAGCCGAGCGCGACGGCCGCACCATAGCAGATGCCGTAGTTGAGCATCATCTTGCCGATGGCCGAGCCTGGGATGTTTCGCCCGGCGAACAGGGGAGGTAGCTCGATGAACAGCTCCACCAGGTCTTGCCCTTTGGAAAGGTTCGCCAGAAGCTGGCAAGTGTCGAAGTCGGTGGGAGGCATGCGGAGCGCGGTCGTCTTGCCGTTGTAATGCCAGGCGACTCCTCCGTTCACGCCGGGGTCGATGGCGATGGTGAGGATTCCGCTCATCGGGACTGGAGGTCGCGGAGTTCCAAGCGAAGCTGACTGATGGAGCGCCTCGTCTCGGTAGCCGCATGTTTCGCCCGCTCCATGTCCATCATCGCCAGGCCGACTTCGGAGATGTACATGTGAGAGTGAGCCGGGTCGTTCTTGGACTTGGTGAGGGCCGCGTTGACGCGAGTCCCGGCCTCACGCGCCTTGAGGCGAAGGAGGGCCAAGTCCTTCCGGGTGACCCGGAGGATGGCTTTTAGGTTGGCGATGCGATGTTTGGTTTCCATTGGAATTAGGCGTGAGGGAGGCCGAAGGGTTCAGCCGGGTCAGCGCGGTCGGCCCGGTAGTCGATGCTCTTGGCGTAGTTGAAAGCAGTCGCGACGCTGATGTTCAGCTCCTTGGCGATTTCCTTGTAGGTGAAACCCTGGGCGCGGAGGTCGTTAATCTTGTCACGAACCTCTTGCTTGAGGCTGAACAGGCCGCGAGTGATTCCGCCTTCGAAGTTGCTGGCGCACAGGAGTCTCTTGGGTTGAGCCTTCTTGAGTCCGGCGAGTTCCGGCTTCCGTTTGATGGCGCGGAAGATGACGCGGGAGATGGACTGGACGGTCTTGGAATTGTATTTGAGCGCCAGGTCTTGGAGGGTCGCCGGAGTTTCAAACCAGTCAGTCAGGATGGCTTCGCACCGGGGAGCGCCGGGACGGTTCTTGCCGTGTCCAGACTGGGACTCGGTGTAGTATTTGTAGAGGGGAGTCATGTTCGTTTGTGATGGAGGTTCAACCCTGGGGGCGATTGTTGATTCCGACCTTGGTGATGACGGCGAGATGCTCGTTCATGAGCGCTTCGCTCACCCGGCGAAGCTTGCGCTTGGCGAGTTTGTATTCGACGGAACCCTTCGGCGCGTCGAGGAGCTGGACAAACCAGAACGCGTACTCGCGCTTGGTCTTCGCCAGGGTTCCCTCGCGGTGAAGCATGGGGAACTCTTGGCTGGCGAGGATTTCGTTGATTCGGGCTTCGGTGGTCATGGTCATTTGTTTATTGGTTTGGTGGAACGAACATAACCTTGGGCCGGGTTCGGGCCAGGGACAAGGAAATAAATGAAAGTTTCTGGAGTTCGGTTTCGACCAATGAAGCGTACCGATTGGCGGATGAAGGCGCTTTCATCGCCCCGGAGAATCCTTTGTTCCAACAGGCCGCAATCATGGCCGGGGTCGGTTCGCCAAGTCCGGCCATCCTGAAGCGCTTTCTGATGACGCGGAGGTATGCCAGCGCGACCTCGTCCTGAACCTTGGCGACGCGCCAGAAGCTTCGTGAGTGAGCGCGGCGACCCTCGCTGACAAGTTGCGCGTTCGCGTCAATCCACGCGGCCCGGTGCATCTGATACGCGCCGAGCGCCAGGCCCGCGTCACCAATCGCTCCCCGGTTCATTCTGGACTCGACCATCCCAATCGCCTTGAGGATTTGAGCATCGGTGTATCCCAGCGCCGAAGCGCATGCGAACATGAGAAGGACTGGGAGTTTCATCGCTTTGATTTTGAGTGAAGCCAATCCACGATGAGTTTCTGGTCTTCGGGTGTCTCGTTGGGCATGGTTCTGATTTTGAACTCATCCACCATGCGTCGAATCTTCGTTCGCTTGGCTTTGAGGAACGACTCACCCTGGCTGTCAGCGCGGAGCTTGTGTCGATGGGACAATGTACCCGGCGACGCGTGGATGACGACCGACTGGATTTGAAAGCGCCGGAACAAGGAAGGGTTGAACAGTCGGTCACCCTCGATGTAGATGACGCAGTCTTTTCCTGTGAGCGACTTGACCATCTTTTCAAAGTCAGGCTGGACGGACATGGATAACTTGTCGCACCCCTCCCAGGTCGAGTTATCATACACGCCGATGAACAGAACCTTCATGTCCCGGTCGGACATCCCGCGGACGAGTCCGTACTGGAAGGGGTAGATGACGCGCTCAAACCTGGCCCGAAGGAGTTTGAAGATGGTCGTCTTGCCTGAAGCTGGCTCGCCGCCGAGGGCGACGATGGTCGGGGTCGTGGTCATTAGTTTCGGTGGTGAGGGTAAAAGTGATTCTCTAGGAATCCGTAGATTTCTTGAGCCATGTCGCTCTCACTTTCAAGTACCATCCCTTTTGCGTTGTACCTGACCTGGCACATCACCCGGTAAAGGTTTGAGTACTGCCCTTCGTACCAGGCTTCGGCGAAGTAGTGGATGGCGATGGAGCGGTCTGTGACCAGTTCGTCACCTCCGTATCCGTTATCCATCAGCGCTTGATAAATTTGTTCAATCGTGGGGTCTTTCATGTTCAAGGGAATCGGCGCGGGACGTTGGAGCTGGACACGGCTTCGTCGCCTGGCGGGGAGTACGAGTAGGTCAGGCCGACCCATCCGCCCGCGGCCATGTAAGGCTCTAGACGGATGTCAGCGCACCCGGCCCACGACAGCTCCTCGGCCCATCCATCGCACATCTTCCTGCACCGGGGGAGCGCGGTCTTGTTGGAACAGATGTCGCCGGACATGATAAGCTCGTTGATGTAGAACAGCTCCTTCATCGCCCGGTTGATAATCGCCTGGTGACTCATTGGTACTCGATGACGCAGTCGTTGCAGACCCAGAAGCTTCCACGCATGACGGAAATCGTGGAGGGCGACTTCCGGTTGTAGTAGATGGCTTTCACCTCGTAGCGCTCCCCGGCCAGTCGGTCGCCGCAACAGGGACAGGGTCGCCAGGTGAACTCATCCCGGCTCGCCCATCCATCCTTGTCGGCGACGACCTCCAGGCGCTCCAGCTTCGGGTGCAGTAGGTTGCTCATTGGTTGCGGAAGTAGTATCCGGAGGACTCAAAGTGGTCGAACATCAGGTCGCGAGCGTACTTGTCCCAGTCGAAGTAAAGCTCCAGATGGTGAGTATGTCGACCTCCCTTGGGCAAGTCGCCGAACAGGTCGATGGCATCCGCAAGCTCGTAGGCGAAGTCCTTGTCGCTACGATGGCTTCCGTAGTAGCAATCGGACGCGTTCTCCAGGTCGCTCAATCCCGGCTCGGTGATTCCCAGGTGTTCACAGTAGGCGACCATCGCCTCTTGAGGGAGGTTGATTTCCTTGTGGGGATAGAGGTCGGCGACGAGCGCCGCCAGGTCTTTGGGTTTCTTCTTGGGCATGGTGGTGATTAGCGATGGCGGCGGATGACCTTGGCTTTCACCGGGTCAGGGCCATTGATGATTCGGTAGAGTTCCGGGCCGCAGAAGGTGACGACGGCGAGCCAAGCGAACAGAGCGATGGCGAACAGGGAGGCGATGGTTTTCATGGCGCGAAGCTTCGTTGGATTAAGCGCCGCGCTCCTCGATGATGTAACCGTAGTCAGCGCGGATGGCCCGGGCAAGCTCCAGGAGCTTGAGGTCACAGGCCGGGACGCGCTTGCGGTCGGCCTTGAGCGCGGCGCGGAACGCGGAGATGACCTCGACAAGCGTGTCGGGGTTGCCTCCGGCGGCGAACATCTTGGCGAGGGTCGTCGCGATGATGATGGTGGTGATATTGATGGAGTTCATTTGTTTTTTGGTTTGGTGGTCGGGTGGAAATATTAGGCGATGATTTGGGAGCCGTCGTTGTTGACAGGCTTACAGACAGTCCGGATGAGCCAGGTTGCGGTCTTCCTGCTTTCGCGGCCGACAATCTGGTCGCGGACAGTCTTGGAGCTACGAAGGAGGTCGTAGTATTCCTTGATTGAGCTGGCGCGGCCCTCACTGGAGAAGTGGAGGCGCATGATGGTTCTGGACAGGTCGGACATCCGCATGGTCTGCGAATGGACTTTTCCAAGGAGCTTGTTGTCGGTTTCGTCGGTGGTCATTTGTGGAGTTTGGTTTGGTGGAACGAGGTCATTCAAAACGGCCCGCCGACCCGGTGACAAGAGGATAAATGAAGATTTCTGGATTCCGGAGTTCACTCCGGCCAGGCTCACAGAATCCCCCCTTCGTAGATGGCTTTCAGTTGCTCATAGCCGCGGCATCCGGCTCCGTTTGTCAGGTACAGGCCCGGCTCGCGCTCGACAGCTTCAATCAGCTCGGCGAGCTTGTCCTCGTCCTGCGGAATCTCCGCCAGGCCATGCAGGACAGACATGATGTAGTTGGGACTCATTAGGAGTGAGTGTAGCCGTCCGGCTCGATGACCATGTACATGACCATTCCGGACTGACCGACGACGCGGATGGCGATGGCGCGTTCCCCGGGGAGGTTCATGAAGTCGTTGAAGTCGAGCGTCCATCCCCGGGCCTGGAGCTGGGACAGTCCGACGAGCTGGTCGCGGGTGAGCGTGAATGTTTGTGCGGTTTTGGGAGGGTGCATGGTATCAGAGATTGGCGAGGAGCGCTTGGACATGGCCGCGGGCCTCGGGAGGCGCGTCGCTGTCGGGGTGCTGGCACTCTTCATCGGCCAGGGTCAGGGCTTCCTTGAGAGACTGTCCCTTGGCGATGTGCAGGGTGAAGCTGTCGCCGTAGCTCAGGTCACACTCCGGTCGGCCGAGGGACTTGTGGAAGGCCTCCAAGACCCGGACGCACTCCGGGTCGTTGCCGCCCAGCATGGAGATGCCGGGTCGGCCGATGGTTTCGAGGTTGTACATGGTCAGCGAGCCTGGCGGTTGAGGCCGACGAGGTGCTTGTAGCGGTCGGCGAGGATGTCGCGCATGAAGTGCGAGACGGACTTGTTGGCGAGCCGGGACTCGATGTGAACGAGCTTCGCCAGGCCGGAGGGCGCGGTGACGGTGAGGTTCACGGCGCGGCCTCGCTGAAGAGTCTCTCGGTACTGGTGCGGTTTGCGGTCTTTGATGTTGGGCATGTTGGTTTTGGTGGGGTTAGGAAATGGAGCTGACGGCGATTTGGTCAACAGACCATCCGTCGGCATAGAAACAGACGGACTCATCTACGGCTTCCTGCGCGGCCTGGGCGGATTCAGCCTCGACAGTCAGGACATAGTTCAGGCGGGCGAAGTATCGACGGCCCGAAGCTTCGGCCTCGGTGACATCATGGATGACGACATCGGCGATGTCGGAGATGTCCAGGTTGTCGGCGGCGAAGAGTTCCTTCATGTACCTGGCGGCGACATCCTCCTCTCCGCTGTCATGGGCGACGTCAACTGTGACTTTGATTTTGTGTAGCATGGTCTTGGTTCGGTTGGTTGTTATTCCTTGGTGGGAGTGGAGAAGACCATCGCGCGAATCTGGTCGGCGCGGGCCTTGGACATGACAGGCTTTCGCCCGGCCCTTTCGTTGGCGAGCAACTCGCACCCGACGATGTGATTGGCGACCTGGGCCTTATCGAAGTAGGACAGGATGTTGTGAGTGTACCAGAGGCACACGGAGCGCTCCTTGGCATCGGCCTCATCCCAGCTCACCGGGAGTCCGCGAGGGACGGTCAACCCTGCGTCGCGGAAGGTGCTGATGAGGACTGCCTCGGAGTTGTCGAGCGCGGTTTCTTGGAGGATGCGAGTCATGTTCGTTTGTCGGCTGGAGGTTGATTAGACCAAGGCGATGACAGGCTCGCCGTCGAGCGTGGAGGGGTCGTAGGTGATACCCTTGAGGCACTTGACCGCTTCCTTGATGGTGTCCTCGCTGATGGCGTTGCCCTCGGAGTTCGGGCAAACCCATCCGTCGTGGAGGTAAATCCAGAAGCCGTTCTCCGTGGCGCGCTCGTCGGAGATGTCGCGGACGCAGGGGTGAGCCTTGATGATGTGAGCCTTCCGGCGGAGCTTTCGGCCCTCGGCCTTGAGTTCTTTGGAGGTGATGGTTTTGATGGCGGTCATTTGTATTGGTGGTTTGGTTGAGCGAACACAACCCTGGGTCACCATCCGCCTAGTGACAATGAAGTTTCTGGACTAAATCTAGATTTCGGGGCTTCCCGGAGCTGGCATCCGGTAAACCTATCGCCGCCGGATGCCTGTTTTACCCCTCTGGCTTGGCTCTGGAGGCGTTTTCCCCCTCCACCTGATACCAAGGGCTACCCCGACCCCTATGCACCCCACGGAGAGCGCCCATCCCAAGTCCCGGCAAGCATTGAGCGCCAGGGTTGCCGTGGACAGGTTTCGTTCCAGCTCCTTGGAGTCAGACTTGATTCCGCCGTCCGTGATGATGAGCGCCATCGCCTCTGTTGATTGAAGCTGGTCAAGGACGAAGCCTGAAATGTACGCCGAGCCAAGCGCCGATGCCCCGGCGAAGGCAGTCAGAAGGAAAACCGCCAGGAAGAGGTTGCCCTCACTTCCTTCGCTTGGATGTGGGCTTCTTTTTGACATTAGGCTTGGGAAGTTTCCCGGCGACAGCGCTGACTTCCTTTTCCCCGCGGGCCTTGATGTACTTGAGCAAGTAGTCCAAGCACTCTGGAGCGGCATACCCGGCCGCACCCACGACTCCCATCCGAAGACCTGGCGAAGCGATGTGGTCTTGGATGGCGTAGCCTACGATAGCCGCGGTGATTGCGGCCGCACTTACCCGGCGAGCGACCCATCCGATTGAGACAGGTTCAGTCGACAGTAGGAGGCGAGCGGTCATCGCCAGACCTCCAAGGACAGAGGCGACGAGTCCGTCCTTGACCTCCTTGGGGATGTCTTCCGGGCTGAACGGCGCCGGACTCATGAGATGCGCGGAGGGTTCGTGTTCTTGTCCATCATCACCCGGCGGTAGTTCTGCTTCCAGAGCGTCTCGCAGAGTTTCTTTCCGGCCGCGTCTACGACCTTTTCAGTTTCGGGGGACGCGTCGCCGGGGAACATCGTGATGTGAAGAACCTCATGGCACAGGACTTCCAACTGTCGCTTCGCGCCCAGGCGAGGGTCAATCTCGATGAGCGGACGCGCCGCGTCGAAGTGAGCCTGTCCCCACGCGACCTCGCGGCCAAGCTTGCGCCAGATGACCTTAATCCCTTTTGCCATTGGAGGAGTTCACGGCGTCACGAACCTTGTCCCATACCCACCAGAGGCCGAAGCCGGACGCGATGGCGAATGTTCCGATGGCGACCCATAGGAAGTAGGGCGAGTCGTAGATGAAGGGGACAGCGCCAGCGAGCGCCGCACACGCGAGGAGGGGGATGCCGATACGCGGGCCGACAAAGGCTGTGGCAAGAGCGCCAGCGACGAACAATGCCGCACCAGTCAGCGTCCAGATGTTCTGGGAAGCTTCCTGCTTCACGCGGGCGACCTCTTCGGTCAGCTCCTTGATGCGGGCATCCTTCAGGCCGGAAACCCTGGCGGCTTCTTTCTGGTCGGCTTCCAACTTCTCCCATGCCTTGTTCACCGCGGTCGCCAGTTGCCGCCCGAACTCCATCTGCTTCTTGTAATCCAGAGGGTCAGACTTGGTTGCGCGGGCCATCGCGAAGGCGACATCCCCGGCCGGAGGTTCAGGGAGGTACGACTGCGCCAGGCGAGACTCCGCCACGACGACCTTCGGCTTGTCGGCGTTCTTCTCGATGGCGACAAGCGCCGAGGCGACCCGGTGGTCTGTCTTGTCCATGTCTTTTCCCAGGTTGGTCACGACGGACTCCTTGGTCGGCGCGGGAGGCTGGACAGGAAGAGGCTCGACCTTCGGCGTGGACTTGCACCCGGTCAAAGCAAGGAGGGCGATGACCGCGGCGACACGCATCACTTGGAGCAGTACTTGATGTAAAGCTCGCGCGCCTTTTCGACGATGGTGTTGCGGTAGACTCCGGCGGCGAAGCCGATTGCGATGCAGATGAGGTAGGTCATAGAGTAATATCGTAAAAGTCGTAGCCCTGTTCGTTTCCAAGTTTGACCCTTACAGTTCCGTTCAGTCCGATTGAGTATTGGAATGATTCACTAAAATCGGTCGTCGTGACAGAAGTCAAAGGGGAGGAGATTAGACACCAGACAGTTTGTTGGTAACCGAAGCCATTATCAAAGGTGCAACTGATGTAAGCATTTTGACCACTACTTTCCCTCATCCTTTCGATTACGGATGCGTTGTTCAGGTTGAAGACAAATTGAATGCTTGCCGTCGCTCCGTCGCTGTTAAGGTTCCAAGTCAGAGATGTAATCTGAGACGCAATCGTGTTCGCAAAAGCGATGATTGGGCTTGGAGGAGTCGGAGGAGTCGGCGGAACTGCGGCCGTGGTCTGCGTCGTTCCGTCGCCGAACATGATGCCGTTCGTATCAACCTTCAGCGCGGCGTTAGTGTCTGGGACTACACCGATGCCGACTTTGCCGTTCGCATCGACGACGAAGCGAGTCGAGTCAGGGCTGGTGCTGTCCTCGACCTCGATGGCGTTTCCTGCTCCGAGCTGAGTGACACGCAGGGCCGCGGTCGATGAAGAGGTTGTATTAATCACCATCTGCCCGGTAAAGGTGTTGAACTGATTCAGGACGGCCAAGTTGTAGTTAATGCCGTTAGTCCGATAGGTCAGTTTAGGCGAGGCCGCATTTGAAATCCACAGGTCTCCGTTCGTTGCCGAAGCAGGTGCAGAGTCGCATTGCCCTCCGAGGTTCACGCTCGGGCTTGATGCCGAAATCGTTGCCAAGTTGACCTTACCAGTGAACGTCGCGCCGGAGAGGTTCGCTTTCCCGGCGGCAGAGGCGATGGTGAAGTAAGTCGATGCCGCGGTCGCCGTCGTCAGATACGGAGTCAGCGCCGCGCTGGTGATGAACCCGGTCGGGTTGGTCAGCGGATAGTAAGTTGCGGCCGCATCAACAGTCGAAAGCTTCGCGTTGAGTGCCGTAGCCAGGTCAGCCTGGTTGCCGAGCGTCCCGGTGATGGAACCCCAGGCAACTGACTGAGCCGGAACAGCTCCGCCAACATTGACAGTCCAGAGGGCAAATGTGCCTGTTCCAGAGTGGCTCAGGACATCAACAGTCATCACTCCGGTGGCGGAGTTGTAGGTCAGCACCCTGGCATGCATGTGGTGGTCAGCATCGTAGGCGATGACAACGTCCTGCTGAGAAGTATACGACAACCCTGTTCCAATCGTTAGCGTCTTGGTCTGGTTATTGATTTGAAGGCTCGTCGTCGATGTCGTCAGGTAGCGGTCGCCCGGGATGAGCGTAGTCCACGACGAATCGTAGTTCGTTCCGCTGTTCTTGGTTAGAACCTGGCCGACAGTCCCAGAGACTGGCTGTCCTGCGGACTTGACGGCGAACCCGGCAGTCACCCAAGACTCTAGCGCGTAGCCAGCGAAGCCGGGGAACGCGGTCGTCTGAACTGTAGAGTCGGGGAAGGTGATTGAACCGTTCTGAAGGACAAGACCCTGAGTCATGTCCAAGTAGTTCGTCAGGATGCCGTCGCCGATGAAGACTTGATTCTGGAATAAACCTGCGTAGCCCCCAGTAGCGATGGAGATAGAGTCGAAGTTCGGATTCGGGCTAATGCTGACCGTCTGGGTGCCGGAGTCGTAGGACAGCGGAGCCGTAGCGAAGGCGACACCGGAAGTTCCCGGGATGCCTTGGTCGCCCTTGTCTCCCTTTTCCCCTTGGACACCTTGGACACCTTGGACTCCCTGGATGCCTTGGATGCCTTGGATGCCTTGGGTACCCTGCTCCCCGCGCGGGATGGTGAAGTCAAGGATAGCCGCGGTAGGCGTTCCGACATTGACGATGACCGCGGGCGCGCCAGGTGCGCTCGCCGTGACAGTCCCGACGGCGATGGTTCCAGCCGGGCCTTGAGCGCCAGGTGCGCCTAGGGTGAAGACCATTGACCCGGTAGGAGAAGCCGGGGTCAGGGTAAGTTCGATGTTAGCCATTCGGGAGAGTGATTTCTTGGTCGACGACGAAGCGGACAGTCGTAGTGGCGAAAACGATTCCGTCCTTTACGCAACGGAGGTCGATGGCGGCAGTCCCGACCGTCCATTCCGCCGTATCAGAAGCTTCCGCCCTGAGCGTGACAGTCAGGTTGTCTTGGCCGATGGTGACGGCGAGGGGTCGGCGAACCCTGGAGAAGTCCATGACCTCGCTTTCGATGGTGACCCCGGCTAGGTTGACCGGGTCGCCCGCGCCTGGGACGTAAGGGCCGGATGCGACGAAAGTCTGCCCGCGCTTCCAAATGATTGTCGGTGCCGCCATGACCCTACGCGGGAGTCAAAGTCAGAACCCTGTCAGCTTCCCGATGGCGTAGATTTGGCGGAATGGGGACGTTCCGACAGGCCAATCGGTCAAGGTTTGACCTCCCGCCGTCGGGCTATGGGCATCAGCGTTGATAATGAATGTCCCGAGGTCGATGTCGATTGGCTCGCCTACAAGTTGAAGGAAGTCGTTGTTGTCTACATTCCGTGGCCCGAAGTCTCCGATGTTAAGAGCAGTATAACTTGGGTAAGGTGGGTCGTAGGACTCCTCTTGGCTAAAGCAGGAGACATAGGCAACCCCAGATTCAAAAGCGATTCTTGTGTCGTGCCTAAACAGGGAGCCGCTGTTCCACTTGAAATACTTATACGAAGTCCAAGGCGGGTCGTTAGGGCTTAGAGGAAACTGTTTGGAAAACTCGGTGCGCGAAGAGTTCCAAGTCGCTCCGTTAAGCACAAGCGGAGAACGCATATCTGCCCAAGTCTTCAGCCTTGGGTTGAAACCATTGATGACAGGCCCGCCGATGCGGGAGGCCATCAGACTCCGGCCCAGTAATACCGGGCGACGTTGTCACCAATCTTGAGACGCTCGGCCCAGACAGAGCCGGAGATTGTCTGGTCGATGGTGAAGTTTTGGGGGTCGCCGATGTTCCGCGCCACGCCCATGAGGATGTAGCAGAAGATGTCGTCGTCGGCAGGGATGTCGGGGTATTGGTCCTCGTAATACTGAACGATTGTCGGATACAGCTCGGAGCTGTCGTCGGTGACCGGGAAGATGGGATTGTTGGTATTATGGCCTTCAGTTCCAACTCTCAGGAAAACTTTGCATTCTGATACTCCCGGGCCGCCGTAGCCGAAGTCGATGCTTGTCGGGAGCTTGACCTTGCTTGGGCCGGGACGGTTCCAAGGGATAAGGTTGTTGACAGTACCAGCACAGATGTTGGCGCGGTAAAGAATGACTGGGCCTTCTGGCGATGCTACTGTCAGTTCCCTTGGCTTCATCTGGAACGGATGCTCGCAAGTATCGCCGTCGTCCTGCGCGGCACAGCTTCCCGGGAGTTTGTAGTCGTAGTTCTGTTCCGTCCAGTCCGCCGGGCCTACGAACTCTTCATACCAATCATCGTTGGCATTGACCAAACTATCCATCCCGCTCAGGGTGCTAGAGTTAGCCATGTTCGCCCACTTCGGCGTTGAGTCCTTGTTGATATTGTAAGGGTCGTTCGTCTCCGTCAGGTCGTCTTGATTGCAAAGGGTCGTTCCGTTGAACAGGCAGGGAATCTGGAGGTCAATAGGGCCGACGATGTGCTGGTCAATAGAGATGACGAAACCCTGGTCAGCAGGATTCGTGACCGTCACTATTCCAATCAGCTTCAGCGCGTAGCCCCACTTTACAGGGTTGAACCAAGTCGTGTGGCAATTTCCCCAGTCACCTTGAAGTCCAGTAGACATCGCGTCGTAGCCGACCATCTTTTGGACGTTGGTCTTATTGACATAAAGGGAAGGCCCAGTCTCAGAAAAGATTATGTCCTCAATGTCGTCTCCGGCCGGGAAGATTGAAACCCATGGGGCTTCTGCGTTCAGGAGTTCGCTATCCGTGTCGTCATTGGACTGCGTGATGTCGAACTTGCTGATTGTGACATAGTAAGTGCCGACGTTGCTGAAACTGTAATAGCCGTTTCCGTCCATCCACAAAGGGTCACCAGCGCCGGAAGTAACAGTTACTCCATCGCCGTAGACAGCCACCTTGCTAATCCAACCCTGACGCTGGTCGCTGTGACCACCCTGGCGGACGCGAGGCATGTTGCTTTGAGTGAAGCTTACAGTTCCTTTCGCGATTTGAAGGCGAGCGGAACCGTCCACCGCGATGGAACGCATTTGATACTGCTGGATGATTGTTCCAGAAGGGCCTCCAGGCTCAAACCTGTAACGATTGTCGACAATGATAGAGCCGCCAGGGGTGAAGCTAACACTAGGCCCTTCGCCGAGATAAGGAATCGGCAAGCTTGCCTGAACCCCAGCCGCAAGCTCGTTAAGTTGCTTCGCTTGGATAGGCGCTCCGGCTTCAAACCGGGAGTTGAAATGCGACCCGGAGCCATTGAAACCTAAGTCTTCCATTTTTATCCGAAGATGGCCGAAGCCATCGGGCCGTAAATGTCGGAGTCCCAACCAAGCTCGCCGCCAATCATGATGTCATAAGTGACCTTGATTGCGCCGTAATAATCAGGACTTCCGATGCACTCGGCGTTTGCCGCCGTCAGCAAGCATAGGTCAGGGGAAAGCGCACCGAGAATGTCGTTAGGCGTGATTAGTTTGAACATGTCATCTTCGTTAGACAAGGTTCGTCCCACTCCGTTGGTCATGGCGGCGGCCCGGTATCCCTGCGCCCGGTTGAAGAAGACGACGCCACGGACGGAATACATAGGTCGAAGGAAGTGGCGGATGCCAGCCTTACGGTTGCGAGTTCCGTCGGCGGCAAGACCGAAACCATCAAAGCGCCAAGGCGCATAAACATCCCCGGAAGGAATGAAGATTGGCTTGTTAGGATTGCTGGATGGCTGGGAAGGAGGCCCGGCTAGGATTTGCGTCGGAGACTGATTTCCAATCGTGTCGTCCGTCACTACTGTGAAGTTCGGGTGCGTTTCAATCGGTTGAGCCGTCGTGTTAGAAACACCTGTAATCTGACAGTCGGTGATTCCGGACTCGCGCTTAATTCCGACGAAATCAATGGTCACAGTCGCGACACCTCCTGGCTGAAAACTGATAGCATACTTGTATGCCGTCATTTCGATGCCGATGTTGTAAGGGTACGGAGCGTTTGCAAAGCTTGCCGTATTCAGGACGTTGACAATCTGCTCGTCCGCGGAATCAACTGTGAAAACAAGTTGAGACTGGACGAGGCCGTATGCGTCACAGGTGATAGAGCCTTGCGGCGCGGCTACATACTCGGCCCAGCCAAGAGGGTTGCCGTAATCGAGTCTAGTCGTGGATGGGGTGGGCATTATTTAGCGATGTTAGTTGGTTTCGCCTGTGGCGCTTTCCCGGCATCCTCGGCGAGCTTGCGCGTATTCTCGGCAGTCTTGGTTGCCGCGTCAAGCATCGAAGTCTGGTAAGTCCCAGACAGGACAGAGCTGACATCTCCGCCGCCAATCTCCTGAAGCGAAGATACGGCCATCGCTCTGACATTGTTCAGCAAGGGAGGCCCGGTTTCCTTCTTGTCGTCCTTTGGCTTTTCTTCGGCCTTCTTCAGGAGCGCATAAAGACCCTCTTGTGCAAGCTTCGCAGTCCGGGACTCCTTTTCGCTTGAGAAAAAGGACGTTTCAATTCCTTTGAGTCTATCGATTGCGGCCGTGACTGCATCCCGGTCGCCTTTTAATTCTCCGAAGATTTGACCTGAAATAGAGCGGGCTTCCTGTTCTTCCGTTCCGCCTGTCTCTCCGTAAGTCCCCGCGAAAACCTCTTGGGCGACTCCCTTCCCTTCAACCCATGCGGACGCGGCGCCGAGATTTTCCAAAATCACAGCACCGACTCCCTTCATCCCTTCCTTGAATCTTTCGATTCGGCGCTCTGTCTTCGCGAGAGCCTCAATCTGCGCGTCGCCCATAGTCTTGGTCGCTTCGGTGAATGCCACCAGGTTATGCTTTCCGTTCTTGTAAATAGCGGACAACTGCTCGCCTTGAACGCCGAAGAGTTGGACGGCTCGCTGGGCGGACAAGGCCTCGTTCCCGGTTCGGTCGTACTCGTCGGACATTCTAGAAAGAACCTCAATCGCGGAGATTCGTCCGGAGCTGATTTCATCCTCCGTGAACTTCAATCCGATAAGAGCGGCCCGGTGGGACGCGCTCCCTTTCGATGCGGCGTCTGTGACCTTGGCGAAGTAGTTCATCGTACGACCTACTGCTTCCATGGAAACGCCTACCTCTTTGCCGTATTTGGCAACCTTCTGGAACTCGTCTGAGCCAGTGCCCTTTCCGAATCTTTTGAAAGCATCGTCAACTTCTTTTGCATACTTGCTTGTCGCCACGAGGTTCTCGACAAGCTTGCCAAACAAGGCGCTCAAGGCAACCGCGGCCGTAAGGCTTGCCATCGTAGACCTGGTGAAGTCCTTGTACCATGCAGACAAAGCTCCCCCGGCCTTGGAGGTCGCTGACTCCGCGCCTTTAGAGACTTCCGTGAAGTCCCCGCCGAACTTTACTTTTACGTCATCTGCCATGTTCTTTTAGTTGGATTTTTCTTTTAGGCTTTCCTTGTGCTTCATCATCGCGTCCCATTCTTGGTCGGTGATGATTTTGATTTCCGAACCTTGGTAAGCGCAGTTAGCCATGTGCATCCAGATTGCCTCCGCTTCCGGCATAGTCCAAGCCTCTTCTGTAGTACATCCGTTCCTGACCAATGATGCAACGACGGCGAGTTCCCAGGGGATTCCATTATCGCCCTTGGAGTTCTTGTTGTCTTCGTCCTGCCAGAACCGAGGCCACGAAGCTTGGAGGTCAAGGTATTGAATGAGCTTCGACATTTCCTTGATTAGCCGGGACTGGTTGAACTCCATGCTACTGACCCAGTATTTTTGCTTCAGCGTGGCCGGGGTAGCGATTTCTTCGATTGTCTTGCTGGACAGGATTTTGACTGCGGCTACAAGGTGGGACGCGGTCATGGGAGCGCCAGGCCGGAGGACTGGACTGTCGATTGCTTCTAGGGCGACCCGGTGACGGAGGCTGAACTTTAAAAGACGAGTCCCGCAAACCTCGATTGAGGGTTGCAGGATTGTCGCCGCCTTAATCCACCGCTTTTCCATTGGTGGTTTATCCCTGAAAAGGGATTAGGCGATTTCCTGGTACTTGCGGCCGTTGATGGCTACCTTTCGGAAGCTCTCATTGGTGCCGTCGTTGGTGATGTCGTCGATGATGTACGAGATACCACCATAGGTGACCAGGTTGCCGGGGACAGGGATAGTGCCGCCGACTTTAAGGACACCAGAAAAATTGACGCTCTGCAGGAGGTCGTCTTTTCGGACGGTGATGATTCGACCTTGGGAGTCCTTGACCTCGACATGAAGATTGGTGTTTTCCTTCAGGTTGTCCGACTGGATGGTGATGAACGAGGAGGTCACATCGACCGGGCCGTATTCGTGGTCAACGCCGTAAGTTTGAGGGAGTGCCATAGGGGTCGCTTGGTGTTGAGTCTACGCGGGAGTCAAGCCGGGGGATAGACGCATGCCGCCGTGTAGGTCAGGACATTTCCGTATCGTCGGTCGGAAACCCCCTCCTCGTCGGAACGCAACCAAGCATGGTAAAGCTTGCCTTGAGTCCACGCGGCCTTCAATCCGGCCAAATCCTGCATGATAGCTTGGACGTTCTCGACCCGGTTCCGGTGCAGATTGAGCGCCTCGATTTCGGTCGGCGCGTCGTCGGCGGAGGAGTAGATGTAAATCTTGATGGAAAGTTCAAAGTTCCCAAGGGGTCGCCCGCCGAAGTTGGGATGGGAGTCCGCGCCTTCCGCGTACAGGATGACTGAGGGGATGGAGCGAATCTCCCCGGTCTGGCCTACATTGATTTGAACGCCTGGGAGCATGCCCGCGTTCGTGGCGAACCAAGCCGCGAGGGACTGTTCGGCGATGGTTCGAATTCCGTAGGTCGTCATGGTCAGAAGTGTTGTTGCGTGTTCGTAGTGAGTCCTTGAGCCGTTGCAAGCCAAAGCGGAACCTTGCGCTTGTTAAGCTCCGCGGCCATCTTCGTCCGCATGGCGTACTGGCGATAACTGATAGCGGCATTGAGGAGTCCCCTAGGCATGGCCCGGAAGCCGACCAGGTTGCCAATCAGCGCTTCTGGCTTCATCGATTGATTAATCAGGTCTTGTCCGATGGCGTATTGCTGGCCGATGGTGTGTTTAATCCATGCTGGAGCGCGGATTTCCTTGGCCCGGATTTTCTGCGCCGCGTACCAGTACCCGGCCTTCAACGAGCCGACATCCTTGGCTTTCTGCTTCGCGTAAGCCTTGATGTCGTTTTCCTTTTTCACGAAAGCGAAGGGTACCTTGGACTTCCTAGCGAAATCCATCAATCCCCCCTTGCCTGAATACTTACGAAGCTTGGAGTGGATTTTTCCCATCGAACCTTGGTCGCTACCGATGTATGCCATTGTCTTCTTGGGAGGGTGCTTCTTTTGAATGGAGTCCCATTGTCCCTTGAGGGACTTGGCGGAGCCGGAGCCGGAGTTCTCTTTTGACCACATCTTGAAGACCTCGAAACTCCTCATGTCGGATAGTTGCTGGAGGGTCGCCAATTTGATTGGACGGAAGACGACGTTGAGCGCTTTGTGAACATTGTCCTCCCCCTTCTTCTTTGAACCGGAATCCAGTCCCTTGCCTGGACTTGTGAATGGTCGCGTATACTTGACCAAGTCCATGCAGAAATGCCCGGCCTGTTCCCGGACGACCTCTCCAAGCTCCTTTCCCATGACTTTGGCATAGTCATGCAAATGCGCCATCAATGTGCTGGAATCAAGCGAAACGTGCTTTGAAGGCTTGATAGCCATGTTCAAGCCGGGCCGACCTTGGTCTGAACCTTGACGACTACCCAGGCGGAAGGGGGACGGTCATTGATGGCTACGATTCGGTACTGCTTTCCATTAAAGGAAACCAGGTTTCCAAAGATGACGACACCGGGGTGAGCCAAGACATCAGACTTGAGGAACTTCACATCAAATGCCGCGGAGTCCAAGAAGCCTCCAGTCTCCAAATCCTGCTGAACCATCGGGTCGGTCATGAGGACATTAAAAGACACCGGGAGGCCTGAAGCTTTCTGGACAGTCACGGCCTTGGGAATCTCGTTAAGGATTTGCCCGGCATCTGCGGCCCATTCGTCTTGGATACTGCCCATGCCTCTACGCGGGAGTCAAAAGAGCCGCCACGGCCTCGCCAGAGGGGTCTAATGGCCCTCCCAAACAAAAGACCCCGGTTGCCCGGGGTCTTGTTACGCCTGACCTCTGGATTAGAGGTCGGTGATGACGACGCGGAGGGCGGCGTCCGGGTTGCCCACGGACTCACCAGTAATCCACGAAGCCGAGATGTTCGACAGACCCTTGGTCCAATCGTACCAGCTACGGAGGGAGAAGGCGAAGCCGGAGTCGGGGTCTTGAACAGTAATCTGTTCGCCGCCGCCAGTCGTCGGAGCGGCAGGGACGCGCGTGACGAGGACATGGCCCTCGCGGCAAGAGGCGATACCAGCCAGGTTCTGACCCGCAGGAGCGGCATCGAAGCCGTTGTATTCGTAGATGTCGATACCATGCAGTCGGCCGACCTTGCCGTCACGGATGACGGAGGTGTCGCCGATGGAGAGGTACTGAGCGACGGAGGCATCCTGAAGGAGCTGGCCGAAAGCATCCGGCGAGAGCAGGATAGAGCGGTCGGTCAGAGGGAGGTTAGCCTTGGTCATCGCGGTCGCGGCACCAGCGATAGCAACGCGGTTGAAGTTAGCCTTCGTGCCAGTGTAGGCAATGCCAGCGTAGTTGGCGACAGTAGTCTGAGCCAGAACGCCATCGAACAGGGACTTGACGGTAGCGTTAGCCATCGGAGCGATGAACACGCGGCGGAGCATGTCGAGCGAGATGGTGGCGACTTCGGTGTCGTCAAAGGCCGCGGCGACATACTTGTGGGAGTCGAGCGTGATTGCGACGTCGGTAGCGTTAGCGTCGGCAGGGACGAAGCCGTTGGCGCGGACGTAGGTGCTTGCCGTGAACTTATTAGCGAAGCGAGTGTGGACGACCTGGCCCTTTTCAGCGACATAGGCGCTGAAGTCGGTGGTCACGATTTTGTTGAGGGGGGCAAGCACCGGGACGAGCGTACGGAGGGTTTCCGCGGCGACGAACTGGGGGGCGAGGCCCTGGTTGAGGACGTTGTTAGCCATGATTATTTAGGGAGTGAGTGGTTGGTGAAAATTACTTGATGCCCAGGTGGGCGACGATAGAGGCGCGGTTCTTGTTGTAGAACGCGACCTTCTCGGCCGGGTTGCTGATGGCGAGGTACTCGCTCCAGGTTTCTTCAGGAGACTTGGTCGCGGCAGAATCAGCGGCGGAAATTTCCACCGGGGTCACGCCGACAGACGCGGCGATGGCCGCGGACTTCTTGCCGACGGACTCAATCTGGGAGACAGCTTGCTTCTTCAGCTCCTCGGTAGCGGCGAGCGCCTTGGTCAGTTCCTCGACCTTGGCGATGGCGGCATCGCGCTCGGCGGCAACCGCGGCGACCGCCTTGACGGAGGCCTTGGCCGAAGCTTCAACAGAGTCCTTGAGGGACTTGTTGGAGGCCTTCAGGTCAGAGACTTCCTTCGCCATAGCCTCGGCCTCGCCGGACTTGGAGGTGAAGGCGGACTTCAGCGCCTTGAGGGATTCTTCGAGGGTCATCGGTCTTTTGAGTTGAGCCTACGCGGGAGTCAAGCGACTCCCTTGGAGCGGTTCTTTTTGACGGACTCCTTATTGTGCTTGGAGTCGGTTTCTACGGCCTTCTCCCCGGAGTCGTTTTCGTCGTCCGCGTCTTCCTTGGACTTGCCGTCTTCAGGCTCATCTTCGCCGTCAGGCTGGGGTTCGGTACCCTGGTCTTCATCCTCGGACTTCTTCTCGTCGTCCTCGTCTTCAGACTTCTTCTCTTCGTCTTCGCCCTCTTCCTTGGGCTTGTCGTCGTCTTCGGACTTCTTGTCTTCGTCATCCCCTTCGGACTTCTTTTCTTCTTCCTCGTCATTGTCCTTGGGCTTGTCCTCGTCGTCAGACTTGGACTCCTTCTTTTCTTCTTCGTCCTCTTCATCCTCGTCGCCGTTGGACTTCTTTTCGTCATCCTTGTCTTCGTCGGACATCTTAATCTTCAACCCGGCCAGGGCGCGGGAAGCCGCGGTAGCCTTGAGCTTCTTGAGGGCGAAAGCCTTTTCGTCTTCGGACTCTTCCTCGGAGGAAGCGCTCATCTCGTCGGCGTGGCGCTTGTCGTTCTCCTCGTCGGACTCGACCTGGGCGAACACGGCGGCATCAAGCTCTTGGAGCATCTCGTCGAAACCATTGGTCAGGGAAGTGACCAGTCCGGCTTCCGCGCCGCGCTTGCCGGAGAACATCTGGCCCTCCATGGAGCTGTCCTCGACGAATGAGCGGACGGACTTCACGGCCTCCTTGAAGTCGGCGTGGATGTCTTCGACCTCCATCTGGAGCATCTTGCGCTGGCCCTCGTCCAAGGACGTGCCGGGGATTCCAGCACCCTTGTACGCGCCGGACTTGATGACATCCATCTTCACGCCTTCCATCTTGAAAGCTTCAGAGCAATCAGGGAAAGCGATGTACACGCCGATAGAGCCAACGGAGGCCGAAGGCGTAGCATAGAACTTGGAGGCCTGGGAGCCGAGCCAATAGGCCGCGGAACAGCACTCGTTCCCGGTGAACGAAATGACTTCCTTGGTGCAGTTCTTGATTCGATTGGCGAGTTCAGGGACTCCGACGGAAGTGCCGCCGGGCGAGTCGATGTCCAAGATGATGGTCTTGATGGAGGTGTCGCGCTCGCACTCTTCCAGCATCTCCTCGACATCGTGGATGTCGCAACATCCGCACATGGATTCAAGCTCCGAGAGGTTCTTGCCGATGACTCCTTTGACCGGGATGATGGCGAAGGGAGGGAACTTTTCGAGCGTCGGCTTCTCGCCGAAGATGGCGGAAAGCATTTCACCCATGTCGGACATCTTGGCGGACATGGGGATGTCCATGTCGCCGACCCGGTTCAGGTAGGCTTCAGCCTGGGCGGGCTGGATGAGGAGCGGTCGCTGGCCCTTGAAGTCTTTGGATAGATTACGCATCGGGATTATTTTTAGAGTCGTCTGGGAAAGGGGTGAAGGTTTCCTGCTTTGGTTCGGGCGAGTCGCCCAGGGTGATGTCGATGTCAGCCGGATTGTTGGAAGGCTGATAGAGCATGGAGACAGGAACTCCAAACTCATCGGCGGTATCTTTGAGAAGCTTCGCGTCGGAAGCGCGACGGCGGATTTCCTCCTTCGGGTCCATGCCCAGCTCCGAGAAGTGGTCGGACAGGGTCTTGAGGCCCATCGCGATGTCCTTCTGGTTAGCGGCGGACTCGCGTCCTGCATCGACAGTCACGCGGCGCGGAGTGACCCAGTTAACCTTGTGCCATTCGTCGTTAGGAGGAAGCTCACCGCGGGAAATTGCGTTGCTGATGACATAGCCCCAGACCGGGGTCAGGAAGCGAGTCATGAACATGTGCTGGCGAGCGCCGAAATGACGTTCCGCCTTGCTGACGACCAGGCGGATGGCCGCGCCGCCGATACCATTGGGGTCGGCGGTGAACTGATAGGGGAGGACTCCGGCCGTAGAATCCTTCTGGAGGTGCTCAATGAATCCGGTGAAGCTCGCGTTCGGGCGTTGGCTTTGGAAGCTTTCGAGTTTCTCGCCGGGCGCAAGGGAGAGAATCTTGCCGCCGATGAACGAGCCGACCTGTTCCGGGTTGTCGTAGACACCCTGCGGATAATCCTGCGGGCGCATGCCGAAGGCCTCAAAGTCAGCCGTCGTTCCGTCGAACTGAGGATTCTCGCGCGTGATGGTTCTGGTGATGTCCCCGGCAGTCTTGACGGCAAGCTTCTCCATCGACAGAATCTCAAGGATGTCGATTAAGTTGTTGATGCTGTGTTGCATCGGCGAGTAGGCGCGCGCTCCGGACACATTCTCCGGGTGATGCAAGTGAAGCATGGAGTTCGCCGGAACGAGCCGGGTCGTTCCATCGCTACGGATTACATTGTATCCGATGACAGCGCCATACTTGTTGAACATGATGCCATCGAACATTCCTTCCGGCGCACCCATAGCCGCGGCGGAAGTGCCGACCCGGTGGGATTCGATGAGCTGAATCTTGGCGACTCCGTCAGAAGAGAAAGTCTTAAGGATGAACATCTCTCCATCCACATCAACCTTTCGGCAGGAAATCTGCTGGCACTCCCAGAAGTTGAATCGCCCGGTGATGTCGCAAGGTTTGTTCGCCCAGTCTAGGAAGTAGTGTTCCGCCAGGTCATTCCAAGCTTCATCCTTGGACGCGGCCTGACCTCGGATGCCGTCGCCGATGGCGTACATCACATTGTCCGAAATCATCTGACGGATGAGTCCGGAGTTTACCGCGAGCCAGCGCATCTTGCGCGTAAGCTCTTGGCGGTCAAAGACCGTCATCACCTTCTTCTGGTCAGCGGGCCAGGGTGTATTGACCCATTGGCGCTTATTGGAATACTTCGCGCCTTCGAACTGCGAGAAGATGCCCGAACCTCCGCCGCCGAATCCATCGGCCATCGTCTTCAGTCCTTTCTTGCGGGCATACGCCTTTACATCGGCGACGGCTTTGCGGACTTGAGACTTCGTAAGTTTCTTTGGCATAAACTCTTATAGGCCTCGGAAGTTCCAGAGTCCATTGTAAACTCTCACGCGGTCGATAGAGCCGTACTGAGCCGGGTCTTTGATTTGGAGCGCGTATCGGCACTCAATCAGGGTCGTCTGGATGTCCATCGGGAAGGACTTGGAAACAGAAGTCCCGGAATCCGTGTAGCTCATCATGGTCTTTCCTTCCATGAGCATGCTGGCCGCTCGGTCGGCGATAGCCTCAACGCGAGCTTGAGATAGAATTAGAAAGCACCCGGTTGCCTGAGCCATAACCCTACGCGGGAGTCAAAAGAAAGGCCCATCCCTTGACCATGTTGGCAGAGGGGATGGGTGCCGCCTCCCCAACCCATGCCCGAGTAAAGGAGGTGCGACTTGAATCTTTTAGTCCCGCTAGGGGATGTCAAGACTCTTGCTCAGGAGTGGACTCTTTCTCTGGCATGGCGATGACATCGTCAACCTTTCCAGTCAGCCTCCAAGCCAAGGCCGGAAGGATACAGATGACCTCGCAGTCCCAGAAGTGATTGTCCCTCTGGGCAATCTGCTCCCATAATGGCTTTCCGTTTGTCGAGATGGTTCGCTTCTCTGACTTCATCTGCTCCTTGTACTCCTCTGACACATCCCGGGGAATCATGTGCTTTCCGCGCTTGATGAGCGCCGCCAGAACATCCTTCAGGCGGAGGTTGGAGAAGTAGAATCGCTTGACGCGCTTCCCTCCCACGGCCTCCACGACTGGCGCGGAGTACGGACGAAGCTCTGTCTTGAGTCCCGCCGGGGTCTTCACTCGCCAGGCGAACTCGTTTCGCTGGTCACCGCGCGTAGCTACCCATCCGTTAGCCGCGCAAGCTTGCAGGACTTCGTCTGGCTGGTAGCCGGAGTCCACGAACACATTGGCCGGGTGAACCTGGTACTTGGTTTGCGTCTCGATGAGCTGTGACCATGAGAAGCAGTAACCACAGTCCACCATCCGGGAGCGCCCATCCCCAGACCATCCACGGATGACCCAGTAGAAGCCGCGCTTCTGGACGTCCACTCCCATGAAGCGCATCCTGACGAAGTCAGGCTCGGCCCGCATTTCCGGGGTGATGGCATGGAAGACAGTCGGCCGACCTTTGACGAATCCGCCCTCCTGCTCCCAGTCTGACCCCATGGCGAAGTCGCCAGGCGCGGCCTCGGTTTTGATTTCGTCGGCCTGTTCTTCGAACTTTTCAGCCAAGCGCTTCTGGATGAAGATTCTCAAAGGCTCTTCGTCGCCGTACTCCTCGATGGATTCCTTGGCTTTGATGAGCATCACCGCCAGCTCCCCCCAGCTCATGGTCGCCATGCTGTTCCAATGGAGGCCGACATAGCTGGCATTCGTTGAAGCTTTCGTGGACACGAACCGACCCTTTGAGTTCGCCTCCAGGCGCGTCGCGTTGGTATCCGGTAGCCGTTCCTTGCAAGAAACGCACTCGTAGGTCGTTCCGTGGGCAACCTTCAGGAAGTCCCACTCGTCGTTCACTTTCGCCTCCTCCGGGAACTTCACTTGCGACCAGGTCCACGGCTGAAGATGGCCGCACGCCGGGCAACACATGTTCCAGTCGCGCATGTCCGTGGACTCATGGAGCTGGTGGAACTCTTGGCCGTCCTGACCTCCCTGGGACATGAAGATGCGCTTGCCCATCCAGCCGAACGCGGTCACGCGGGCCGAAGCTTCAGCCAGGTGACCCTGCGGAGCCATCCAGCACTCGTCCGCGATGACGTACCGAAGCGACAAGCGCTGGAGGTTCGTTTCGTTGTGAATGCCCCGGCAGTAAATGGTCATCCGGTCGAAGTCCGAAGTCGTCGAGCGCTCCATGTCGTCGTTCTTGAACTTGTCCTTGACCGGGGGACAGTTGTTCCAGACCGGACGGAGGTAGCGGATGGAGAAGTCTTTCGCCTCGGCATCCGTAGCCTGAAGAACCATCGTCGGGCCAGGTTGATTCGCGATGATGTAGCAGGAGAATAGCCTGGCGAGCAGGGACTTGCCGGACTGGATGCTGGCGAGGATTGTCAGTAGCCGCGTCTCCGGGTCGGCGGCGATGCGGAGTGCTTCAGCAATCCATGGAGTCCTGTCCGACCTGAACGGCCCAGGCATGGGGGAGTCGGGGATGGCGTTGACGTTGCTTTCAAGCCATTCCACGATGTCGCCTGAATAGGCCGGGCGGATTACATTCCGGCCGACCTTGATGAGTTCAACTTTGTCCATCCTTGGAGAGTTCCGTTCTCACGCGGAGCGACCAGGCTTCCAGCGCTTTGACTGCCTTCGCCGGGTTCTCCGGGTTGCATGCCTCGGCGACATCCAGCGCAAGCTTGTCCAATCGGTTCACGAACTCGCTCGCCAAGACTCGCATCGCTTCCTTGGCATCGGACGCGCGGATATACTCCCGGTTCATCAGGGCGAGCCTGTCCGCCTCCGCCTTCAGCTTCGTGAGCGTGTTGACGGTCTTGTCGTAGGAGGCGTAGAGCCGGGACTGTTGAGGAGAGCCGGACTTGACCGCTTTGATGTATTGATTGCGGGAAATCTGGACGAGGATGCGCTGGCGCTCGACGATGGAGTCGAATGTCTCAAGGACTGTCGGCGGAGCTTTGTCTTCCGCTTCCTGCGCGTCTTCACCTTCACCTGGCGCTTGTGAACCGGGTTCTAACTTGTAATCCCCCGGCGCGATGCCTGTCGTCAGGTGTCTTTGCGCCCTCCACTTCTCCGCCTCCTCGATGCTGTCCAGCGGCATCCCTTCGGACACTAGCTGGGAAATGCGGCCGGGCGAAAGCTCCCACCTTTCGGCGAGCGTCTTTTGGCTGACCGCCATCAGGATTTCTTGTTTCGCTTCTTCAGTTCGATTTCAGCGCGCATCTGCCGGATACGCGACACCTCGTCCTTCGGCAACTCACAGTTCCACATCTGCTTAAGACTGTAGAAGACGACTGTGTAGCGAACCGCGTTCTCGGAAAGCTTGCGGATGGGAGTCACTCCGTGGATGAGCGACTGTCCGTCAAACAATGTAAGACTTCCGCTGGTGCATTTCAGGCACATGTCCAGCTCCGGAAGCGCCAGGTAGCCTCCCTCGATGTCTTTCTTGAACGCGAACATGGCCGACCAGACGTTCTTGTAGTTACCGGAGTCGAAGTGATAGCGGAGAGGATTGTTGTGGTTGATGATTCCGCTGGTGAACATCGTGTCCCCCATCCGGTACTCCGGCCGGACATTCTCAAGGGTGAGCCTGTCGTGTTCCGCCGCCATCGCTGGATTGTGCTGGCGGTAATACTTCGCGGCGACCTCGGCGAACATCTGGACGACCTGGCTCTCCGTAGGCTGTTCGGCGGATAGGGTCGCGGCGCGGCATGGATGGTTACGAACCGCGTTGCGCGGCGCGTAGCCGAAGATTCGGGCGGTACTGAGGAGTCCGTTGCTTCGGTAGCTCTTCAGGTAGTTCACCCGGCCCAGGGCATCCACGAACTCTTTCATGTCCTCGTCCACCTTCGCGATGTAGACAAGGACGATGCGACCATCGACGGTCACGATGGTGTCCTCATCAATCAAGGTGGAGCAGTCCTCCGGCTTCGCGGAGCGCTCCTTGAAGTCCTTGGGATTGAGATTACGAATTGTTGCGGATATTGACCTGATAGCCATTGGATTCCAAAAGATGGTTGATGACCTCCGCGTTGTTGGCAAGGCCGAACTTGTCCGCGTAGTCAGACAGCGCGTCAATGACGGAGTTGTATTCCTCCACGCCGTAGATGAGGACAATCTGGCGGATGATGGAGGTTTCGTAAGCTCCGGCGCGTTCCTTGATGGTGTCCATGCGCGGCTTGCCGTTCCAGGACTGTTCCACGTCGCCGACATCGGTGATGAGGTACTTCAAGTCGTTCTCGTTGAAGCCGATGAGCGCCAGGTCAATCTCCCCGGCTTCTTGGATGGCGAGCAGTTCCTCCTTGAGCAGTTCTTTGTCCCAGTCGGAGTTGAGCGCCAGTTGATTGTCGGCCAGCACATAGGCCCGCGCCTGGTCAGCGGTCAGGTGCGAGAGCGTGATGGTGGGAACCTCGACGAGTCCAAGCTTCGTGGCCGCGGCGAGGCGACCATGCCCGGCGATGACAGTTAAATCTTCTCGGATGAGGATGGGATTATTAAACCCAAACTTCTCGATGCTCTTGGCGAGCTGTTCGACTTGCTCATCGGAGTGCGTCCGCGCGTTCTTTTCATAGGGTTTCAGCGCCGCGACGGCGATGCTTTTGATTTCGATTTTCTGGCTCATGACGTGGATGGAGTTTAGGGTTTGGATTTTTGGCTAAAATGATACAAATTTCACCTGGACGCGGTTGGGCTTTCCGAAATCCCGACCTTTTTAAAAGATTCCTTCACCGGGGTGGAGGGGTGGCCTGGCTTTTCGGGAGATTCCGGAGGATTGAGGAGATTCTCATGTTATTTACCTCGTCTTCCGGACGCATAAAGCGCGAAGGCTCAAGACCAAGTCGCCGGAGGAGCTTCCGGCACCGGAGGGAGATAGCCGCGCGTGATAGCTTATGCCGCCGGGCGAGGACTGTCATCTTTGGAGGTTTGCCTTCACCGACGACGATACGGATGATGTCAGCGTGTAGGCGCATGGCCGGGTCGGTGGACTCATCCAGACCATCCAACAGGAAGTGGAGCGTGGCCCGGAGACGGAGAGAGGCGAGGTCCAACTGTTCCAGGCGAGGGTCGGCAGGAGCCTGGGCATCCTCATTGGTCACGACCTGGTTGATGGTCGGGTTGAGCGCTTCCCGGTTCATGCTGAACGAGCCAATGCGTTCCACGACCCTGTTGAACGACTCCTCCTCGTTACGCTGGAAGTCAAAGTGATTTCCATTGATGGTGGAGCGACTGTCCTCCGCCGTATTGTTCATCGGGTCATCAGCGCGGAACGCGCCGGAATCAATCAGGCCGCGGCGCTCCTCAGGAGTGAGCTTTCGCCACCATCTGGAATACTCAGCAGATAGAGTCCGCGTGTCAGTCAAGCGGACGCATTCAAGGGGTATCCGTTTCGCTTGGCAAGCACCGATTAATCCAAAGCTTGCGGGCCGGGTCGTAGGTGATGAGTCCCAGGCGGACGACCTTGGTCTTGAACGACCTCGGCTTGAAGTCCCATTCTGCCGCCCATGACAAGCACCGGAGCTTGAGCTGTTCGTTGGTCATTTCCCCGGGCCAGGCTGATACGGCGCTGGCGACCCTTCGGTTGCGTTCCCGGTAGGCATTTTGGGCGGACTGGACGGCTCGCTGGCGGGCTTCTTCCATGAGGGTAGGGTTGTCCTTCCACATCCGCTTCCAAAAGCGCAGTAGACGGAGTTTCGGGTTGGGATGCCTGGGCATGGTTGTCGGTTTGGGTAATGCGACCTAGCCGTCAGGCGAAGGTAAGCATTACAATTACCTTTAGGTAATTACGGTCTGGCGGCGGACATGGAGGGGGCAAACCAGGCCGGGGAAGGGCGACCGCGCTCCCACCGGGCGAACCGGGCTTTGTCCTGTCGGTAGTATTCCCTGTAAGCCTCCACAGGGTCGTTGGAGTGGTACTCCTCGGGCATCACCTGGGGAGGGGGAGTGAAAGGGCGCAGGGAGCCTGCTGGGAGCCTTTGAGAGATGAAGCTGGCGACCTCCGCGCACTTGTGAGTCCGGCCGTACCGGAGGGTGTACTCGTCAAGGAGTGCCATGAAATGCGCCCAAACCCAGGCCGTATTGTCTTTGGCCCAGAGGACGGAGGGATGGTGCTGATGGGTAGGCTTGTACGGCCCGCCCACGATGGTGGACAGGATTTGAGCGGTTTCGAGCGTCATCTTGACGACATGCTTGTCGCACATCATTTGAGCGGCGCGGGCCGGGTTGGGGTCGAGAAAGAAGACATTCATCGGGTTATGCGATTTCGCTGGGAGCGTAGATAAAGCCGAAAGTAGTTTCCCACCTTGAGACGAGGCCGCGGCGATGGAGGCTTCGCATGGTCTGAGCCGTGGACATGACAGTCCGTAGCGCCGGGTGAGATACGCCATCGGGTGTCTCGTACCCGGCAAGCTCGACCGCGGTAGGCTTCGTACCCCATTCCGTGATGTAGGAGCGAAGGATGGCGAGGATTTGAATTTCTTGGGGAGTCATGGTCGTTTGTGGCGAGGGGTGGTCAGGCCAGGGTGATGGCGTTGAGGTGAGGCAGAGGGGTCTTTCGGGCGAGGTGAGCCTTGACGTACTTGGCGAGCTGTTTCTGGGACTTCTCGGCATCCCGGTGGAATCGACCGCCAGTCCAGGTTTGAAGCTCAAGGGTCATGGTTCCGTCGGCCTTGACGTGGAGGTGATGGGAGGCGTAGAACTTGCGGAGCTTTTCGGCGGTAGCCGCGCCATCACGACCCCAGGCGCTGGAGCCGCCACAGGAGAAGTAGTCCTTGAAGTTGCGAGGCTGGTCGATGACGAGGTATTCGTTTTCGGAAAGGCGGACGATTTCGACAGGCTCGCGGCCCAGGTCGTAAGTGCGGGTGACTTTGAAGCCGGAGACGCGGTTTCCGGAGTAGTCGTTGGACTTGAGGTTGAACTCGCCGCAGGAAGCGTAAGCGGAGGCGACGCGTTCGTAGAGGCTGGAGGGGATTTCGTTGGAGGTCATTTGTGGAGTTTGGTTTGGTGGAACAGTTGAACCCTGGGTCACGATTCGGGACGCGACAAGAAGTTTTCTGAAAAAATCTGTCACCAGGTTCTTTCCCTCGGTTTGGCCCTTGGCGGCTCTTTCTCCGGTTCGCCAGGCTGACCCTCCCCTGGGAAAGCGTACTCCCAGCGAATTTCGCCCTTCTTTCGGGAGTGACGGATGGAGATTTCCCCGGCGAAGTCCCCGGCGAAGTCCTTTAGGCCCGCTCGCCCGCGGCGCTTGGTCAGGCCGAACTTGAAGATTGGCTCTTCACCCTGCTGGCGAACGAGGACGGCGACCTCACGGAAGTAGTTGACGAACTCGGAGCTTCCCGCGCCGGAGTAGGCCAGGTCGGCGACCGTCTGACCCTCCTTGTCTTTGGCGGCTCGCGGTTTGGTCGTGTGGTGCATGGCGATGAGGACGGCTTGAGTGTCCACCAAGACCCGGTTCAGGTCGTGCCGAAGGAACTGGGAAGCTTGCGCTTGGTCGGCGATGTCAATCCCGGCGAAGGAAAGCAAAGGGTCAACGAAGACCAGGTCGGCGCGATGGGTCGTGATGAGCTGTCGGAGCATTCCAGGGAACGCGTCACCGACGGACTGGGAGTCGCGGAAGATAGCCAGGTTTTCATTCAGCGTGAACTTCTCGTCCGGCCATAGGTCAGCTCCGGCCACGACATCCTGATAGGCTTCGGCGACGTCCCCGAAGTCGTTCTCCGCTTGGACAATCACGATACGGAGGGGTCGCTTGGCTTTGATTCCGAAGAAGTCCTTTCGCCCGCCGACTGCCCAGTTCACCGCGGCCTGCATCATCAGGGATGACTTGCCGACCCCGGCCTGGGAGACGATGAGCGCCGACCCTCCCTTGCACAGCCAGCGATTGCCCAGTACCGTATTGGGGTCGTTGGAGCGGTCGAAGGCGAGGAGGCTTTCCGCGTCCATCTTGACCGGGGTTGCAGAGCCTTGTGCGCGTCCTTGGACTGCCTTCAGGGAACCTTCCGTGTAGGCAAGGAGCGCGTCCGGGTCAGCCGCCGGGTCAGCGGCGAGTTCCGCGGTCTTCTTGGTCACCGCGTGGATGTGACGCAGGACTGACTGTCGCTTGACCTCGTCGGCCCAGGCCGGATTGACAATCGAGTTGCCGATGGCGCTGGTCAGGCCCGAAACATAGAAAGCTTCAACCGGGGACTTGCGCTCTCGTAGGCGCATGGTCACCGTGAGTTCGTCGGCGGAGATTCCCTCCTCCGCGAGCGTCACGATGGCCGCGGCGATGTCCTGATGGTTTGGTTCGTGGAAGTCCGAGGGGAGGAGTCCCGGTGGAAATGGGAGCGAGTCCCTGAGCAGTCCACCGAGGAGGAATCTCTCGATGTCTGCGTGGTTATTGTTGGGCATGGGTTGATGGGAAAGTTGGGAGCTGGAACTCAATGTCGCCTTTTTCTGGCGCGACAAGGCTTTTTCATTTTCGCCTGGTCAGGAGGGCCGAAGTGGTCAAGGAGGCGGAGTCTTCCGTTGGTGATGACGCGGAAACGGCGCGTGATGAGGATTCCGGTTTCCAATGCCCGCTCGATGTAGATGCGGGCCTGGCTATTCGTCATGTTCCAGCGCTTGGCCCAGTCGTCTCGCTTGAAGAAGCCGGGGTCAGGCTTGACGGCGGACTTGTTGATTTCTGCGATGACGGCGGAAAGCACCGGGTCGGTCTTCCGGCGGTAAGCCATGCGTGAAGCTTTCATGACTTGTTGCCCTCCGTGGCGGCTCGCCAGGAAATAACGGCAGGGTCAGTTTCCAAAAGATAAGGAGACTCGCAGACGGCATCCCCGGCCTTGGTCAGCCGCTCGACGTCGGCGCGGAGAATTAAGTTTTCGGGGACAAAGACAGCAGTCAGCCGCTCGACCTCGGCCTTGAGGCGGGCGTTCTCGGCAATAGTATCATCGAACAATGCTCGGTTGAACTGTGCGTGTAGTTCACTCACATCGACACGGAGGCTTGCCAGACGATACCGCTCGGCTTCGGCCTTGAGTTCGGCGTAGTCCTCCCACGCTACCCATCGACCTTCAAATGCTTCGACCATACTTGCCGAATAATCGAATTCGATTTCACCGCAAGGGTCGCCATTGGAGATGTTGACCATCTCCTCGTTGTATCGCTTCGGTTCGCTCACGACTGCACCCCCTTGGCCTTTCGTAGAAGTTCAGCAAACTCCCAAGCCCGAAGGTCTTGTCTTTCGTGGCGTTCATCAAGGTCGATGATAGTCAAATCAATGGCCTTGGTCAGCCG